TGCTTCGCCTATTTGCCTTGGGTCATTGTGATGTTTATCTGCTGACATCAAGATACCCGGAAGCGTTAATACTGTCCATTCGTGTGCATCCTTCTGCTTTAAGATTCTACCGCTAAGGTCATCCTCGTGCCACCTTGTCTGAGTGATAAGCACCTGAGAGTTATTGTGCAAACGAGTAGAAAAAACGCCATTGTACCAATCCCAAACTCTTGCTCTGTAGGTTAATGAGTTAGCTTCAACAACATCCTTTACAGGGTCGTCAATGATTCCAATGTCAACTGGTGTACCGGTCAAGCTACCACCAACGCCAACAGATTTATAAAAACCTACATTCTCGACAATCTCAAATATGTCAGCATTTCGAAGGTAACTACCTTTGGCAGATGTTCTGATGTTAGAAGAGTTTAACCTGGTATTCGGAAACACATCGATGTAAACATCATCATCCATAATGCGCTGCACATCTCGATTGAAACTTCTGCTTAGGTCGGCAGAATAGGAGCAACCGACAATCTTTAGTTTTGGATTGATGCCAAGCAGATAGGCAGGTAATCTCCTGGATGTTAACTCAGATTTTCCGTGTTGCGGAGGCATAAAGACCATTAGCTTTCTAATCTTGCCTTCCGCAAATTTTTGAAGGTAGTCAATCAAAAGTAAATGATGCCAGTTGAATTGGTAGTCAGGCTTGGTATGAGAAACGAACCGCTTAAAATCCTTGGCTGCTATCAGCTGTCGAATCCGCTGCAAGTTCAGCAATTCTTTCAAGCTCTCTGAGTTGATCAATGCCAAGGTTTTCTAATTTTAGGGTTTGTTGTATCTCTATCATTCCGCCATCCTCACCAGTAATCTCTGTCCTGGATAGTTTTGGTATTAAATATTCCTGTAGTTCAAGCCAAATTTTTACCCTGTCTTTAGGTTCCATCATATCAAGGTCTTCCTCGATACGTTCACCGAGTTTATTCGAAATTCGAGCAAGGAAGGCTTTGGTTTCGGCCGTTGTTTTATTTTGGCTGCCCTTAGGTCTTCCTGTTGCTAATTTATGACCTTGAGTGAATGCCATTATATTATTTCATATTTTTTTAATAGTAAATATGCATCTATTTATCATTCTTTAGTACCTACATTCAATTTTCTTTCCTAAGCGGTACTCTACTATCAAAAACAAAAAAAAGTGTCTTAAATCGAAGATTTTTGAAAAGGAGGAAGGGAACTACCAAATAACCTTCCCCCTATATGAAAACCCTATGACGTAACAAGTGCAAAAATATGTCTTTTTTTTACTAAAATTAACTGTAACAAACGTAACATAGCAGTAACACAATTTTGTTACACCTAAATACTTAATAATAATATAATTATAACTATGTAACATATGTAACACGAATATACATACACATATATATACATAATAGAATCTCTATATATATATATTGTTTTCCGTTACAACCGTTACATTGTTACAAGTATTGAGAATCAATAAGTTAATAGAAACGAAAAGCGTAACACAAAAAAAGGCTGTTACAAGGCAAAAAAAAGAGAGCCTCAAAAATAAGGCTCTCAGAAACAAACTATTACACACTAAACTTGGTCGTTAAAATCGCTTTTTTTCAGTAACGGATTATAGTCCATCGTTGTTTTTCTGCTCACATCTCTGCCGAAAATCTTGCCAAATTTCTCCGCTGCGTCTTTTATTGCATAGGTCTCGGCTGCGGGTGCTGCTTTCTGTACACCATCGGTCTTTACTGCATTCCAATCAGTTGCACCTGCTCCTTTGTCTGTTTGTATTGGTGCTGCTCCGATACCATCTTGAAACATTATTTCATCATTTATCGGATTTGTTACAAAGAGTCTAACCGTGACTACAACGCTGTTTGCGACAACTTGAACGTTTTTTACTTCTACCCACCATTTAGTGAAAATTCGTGTTAAAAGGTACTCAATTTTTTCAATTGAGATGTAACGATAGCCTTTTATCATTGGATGTTCTTGTAACCAAGCCTTCGGAGGGTCTTGATTTAGCAGTACAGTTAATGCATTTTGCTTTAGGCTGTCTTCAGAATCTGTGATTAGTTCCTGAAGAGTTGGAAGTTTTTTTTCTTCTTCCGTTGGTAGTTTTGTGATGTTTGACATTGTGGTAGTTATTTAACCCATTTAGGGAGTGAAAGAATATTGATTGATTTATCTTCTGTGTATCCGTGCCAGTTGTTAGTTTCAAGGCATTTTTTGTAAGATGCAATATCTGCCAGGTAATCTTCTCTACCTTTCTGTATTGCATCCTGATCGAGTTCATAAACTTCAACATTGAACGGAGATTCTTTTTCTACTGCAATAAAGAAGAACCTATCTGCTTTAGTCAAGTCCATATATAATGCTGCTTGAACGTGATAGCGATAATTCCATACAGATTTTGCGAACTCTGAAGGAGAACTGTCTGTAGTTGTTTTAAGGTCAAGTAAAACATTGAACTTGGTATTGCGAAAATCAGGTTTGCATTTAAAGTTAATGCCTTCGATTTGTCCGAATACCGGAAGCTCTGCTTTACCATCTTGAAGGAGTGCTGCTGCTTTTGGATGCTGTAGAACTGCTGCTGCGATTTTTAAAGCTTGCTCGTGCTGTTCTTCGGTAACGATAAGTTCAACACCTTGAGCATTTTCTAAGAATGTCTCATAAAGTAGTTTACCTTCCTTTGTTCTTCTGTCACAGGTCGGCATAATTGCGAAGTTATCCTGTTCGAATAGTACAGAATGAACTAAGCTTCCGAAGTTCATAGCTGAAGTAGCTTCTTTTTTCTCGGCATTAAGATAGGCCTGGAAGTGAGCAGGAGATTTGCGAATCTGATCAAGCAAAGTCTTGCTTAGAAAATCTGTTTTTGAGTGATACTCTTGATTTGTCATTGGTAGTTATTTTTAAAATTTTAACGAATTGTTACACAAAGATAATAAAATTTTATTACTTTTGCACTATTATATAATATTTTTTCAAAAAACTTAAAAAAAATGAAGACTTACCAAAGAATCAAAGAACGAGCCGACAAGATTGGTATTACTATTACAGAACTATGTAAACGCACAGGAATACATAGACAGACATTAGACTATTGGAAACGAAATGAGCCTATAACATTCGATTATTTGGAAAGAATTGAAACGGAACTTAAAAAAGCTGAAAATGAGCGTAACTCTTAGACCATACCAGTCCGATGCAGTAGATTCTATTCGAGGCCATTTCAAGCAAGGAAAGAAAAGAGTCTTGTTTGTCCTTCCAACAGGTGGGGGCAAGACAGAAACTTTCATTCACATCGCAGAACAGGCAATGAGCAGGAATAAGAAAGTGTTCTTCCTGGTGCATAAAAAGAACCTTGTTAGGCAAATCTCTGAGCGATGCAATAAATATAACTTGCAACACGGAATAATTGCAGGCGGACATCCTAAAAACTACCAATACCAAGCACAGGTTTGTAGTGTGCAGACATTAAAGAACAGATTGGAAGAAGTTCCGACACCTGACCTTATAATTATAGATGAAGCTCACCACGCAAGCGCAGGTACCTGGAAAGCAATAATGGAATACTACTCCGATGTATTTATGCTTGGTGTTACTGCAACACCTTGGAGACTGGATGGCAAAGGTCTCGGAGATATGTTTGAGCGAATGGTTCTCGGGCCTGCAATTGCAGAATTGATTCAGATGGGCAACCTTGTTATGCCTGCCTATTATATGTTCAAGAAGATTGAAGCTTTGGATAATTTGAAGCAGAATAATTTCGGGGAATATGATTTGGGCGAAATATCTGATGTAATGACAGATGCTGCAATTTGCGGAGACATAGTCAAGGAATATAGAAGACTTGCTGATGGTGAGCCTGCAATCTATTCCTGTTCCACAATCTTCCACGCACAGGAAATGGCAAAGACTTTTAGAGATGCAGGATATACATCTGAGGCAGTTCACGGAGAGCAAAAAGATGAAGAAGTTGATAGGATATTCAAAGGTCTTGCGGATGGAACTATCCAGGTGGTTACGTTTTGTAACCTTATCAGCGAAGGAACAGACATTCCTGCTGTCGCTGTAGTAGGTATGCTCAGACCAACAGCATCACTCAGTCTGTATCTTCAGATAGTTGGTAGGGGATTGAGACCTTGTGCCGGGAAAGACAAGTGCATCATTCTTGATCACGTTAATAATATGGTAAGGCACGATCATCCTCTTACACTTCGGATATGGGATTTGAATGGCATCAAGAAGAAAAAGAAAAAGAAGAACGAAGTAGAAGAAGATAAATACTATGTTTGTCAAGGATGTTATGCTGTTTTTGAAAAGACAGAGGATTGCTGTCCTGAATGCGGATTGATACCGGAAGGAAAATATAGAGAACAAAAGAAGATTGAGAATGCAGTTGCTGTAAAAGATGAAAGGTCATTGGATTATTTTTTGAATATTAAACCACAAATCAAGGCAAAAGAATTATGGCAGTGTAAAACCTTGGAAGAACATTGGCAGTATAAGGAAATGAAAGGATATAAAGACTATTATGTAAAATACGTTTTTGAAGCTAAGGTAATTAAGGATTCTAAATTATTTATAGAACAAGAAAAAAATGATGAGATTTGTCTTTTTGAATCTTTTGTTGATAAGTTAAATTTTAACTATAAAATAAACGCTGCATCTCTTTCCGAAACAGATGTTAAGACTGCAATCGATAGTGCCTGGAACTCATTTTATGGATGGAAGAGAATAGAAAACAAAAATAATTTCAAAAAAAGTTACAAAAAGTATTGAGATAATAAAATTTTATTATACTTTTGTATTCGTAATTATTATTTAACATTTAAAACTACCAAGTTATGTCAGAATTACAAAGTTCATTTCACAGATTATCGCCTGAAGAAAAGGCAAAACAATTCATTGGGAAATATTCAGTAGTAGCAGATTTCGACAATGCTACAAACTATCAGAAGATGATAGCAATTTATCACGCAAACGCAGCAGTTGATGATATTATTTCAGTTTTACTTACTCAAGATGTATTCAGCAGTTCTATAGAACCTGTTTACAAATACTATTGCGAAGTAAGAGATATTCTTTGGGGTTATCATAAGGAATATATATGAGAAAGTGGACAGAAGCAGAGCGGAGGGCACTAAGTGTCCTCTACTCTGACACAGACATAAAGGAGATTTGCAGAATCTTGGAAAGAAGCAGTAGTTCTATTTACTCACAAGCAAATCTATTAGGACTTAAAAGGTCAGAAGAATATATGAAGATGCTTCTAAATAAGGAAGCAATCAGGCTTAGGAAGCTTAATAATGGCACAAAATTTCAACCTGGAAACGTTCCTTGGAACAAAGGAGTAAAAGGTTACATTGGAGCCAACAAAACAAGCTTTAAAAAAGGACACAAGCCAAAAAATACAAGACAAGTTGGCGATACCAGGATAGATGGAAAAGATATGTTCTTAATGGTCAAGGTAGCAGATAACGAATGGATTCGAAAAGAGATTCTGATTTGGGAAGAAGCCTACGGAAAAGTACCAAAAGGATGTGTAGTAAGAGTAAAAGACCCAAGAAAGAATAAGTATGACATTAACAATCTGATGTTGATTACTAAAAGTCAAAATCTTAAGCTTAATACTGTACATCGATTCCCTGAAGAACTAAAGAAAACAATTGTGGCATTAACGAAACTTAAAAAAACTATCAGAAAAAATGGCACGAAATAAAATTGAAGACCTTCGGAATTTGCTTTTCGAACAGATTGAAAAGCTAATGGATGATGATGCCGATGTTGAGAAAGAAACAGCAAAAGCCAAGGCAATATCAAAACTCGCAGACACAATAATCCACTCTGCAAAAGTAGAAATAGATTTCTTAAAAATGATGGGGAATGAAGGTACCGGTACAGGATTCATACCAGTCGAAAAAAAACTAATAAAATGAGAGATGTAATACTATTTTGCTTGCTTATAGCTGCAATAATCTATGCAGGCAATAAACCACAATCCGAAGTTATTGTAAAAACTATTTATGTAACTCGTGATACTTGCAATACTGATTCAGATTTTATCAGAGCAATTGGACAAATTGAGTCCAAAAATACAGATAGCGCAATTGGAGATGGTGGNNNNTATCAGCACAAAGATATGGCAGATTCAGTTAAAGCAGAACACGTTTTTTGGGCAGTTATGGGAGTTAATTGCCATACCTACGCAATGAAGCACGGAAAATATCCGACATACGATGAACTTGCGAGAATGTGGAATGGTGGCCCGAATGGTCACAATATGAAAGCAACATTAGGCTACCTTAAAAAATTCAAAGAGCAATGAAAGAGCAAGGATATTACAACAAAATCAGAGCGGAGCATTCCAAAAATGGTGTTCTTTTTAGAAACAATACTGGAGTAGCATACCAGGGAATTAAAAAATACATAAATTCGCAGCTCGTTATTACTCAGCCTCGTATTATTGAGTTCGGACTGATTAAAGGCAGCTCCGATCTAATTGGATGGACAGAGGTGGAGATCACTCCGCAAATGGTCGGTACCAAGGTCGCAGTATTCACAGCTGTAGAAGTCAAGACCGAAAGCGGAAAGGTAAGTAAGGAACAACAAAATTTTATTAACAATGTCAACAAAGCAGGTGGCATAGGCAAAATAACAAGAGTATGAATGAACTAATCGAACAAGCGCAGAAAGTTATCCAGGAGTTAATCTCTGAAGCGAAGTATATGGATGGCTTTTTAAAAGATGAAAAAACTAAGAAAGCATATCGAGAGAAAAAGGAAAGGCAGTTAGCAGTTTTGAACGAACTGATTGAAGAATCGCAAAATAAAGAAACGATATTTTTGGAAGTTCCAGCGCAAACTCCTACCTTGCACACCCTTAAACTTGAAAATAGAGAAGAGATGACTATCCGAAAGATATTCGGAATGCACGGAAAGGAAGCTGCAAGAGCTGAAAGCATAAGAAGAGCCAATGACTTTATGGAATATCAGGAAGCAAAATACAGTCAAAAATCACTACAATGACAAAACTACCAATTAAATGGGATAACAATCCCGAAGATGTATTACCACCAGTAAAGAAAAGAGCCAAAAAGCCAAAAGCGGAGGCAGCACCGGAGAACTCTATAACAACTGATTCGAGAGGCTTCATCGGTGGATATTTTAAGCCATTAGGATGGGATACTGAAGCGAGAGCGCAAAGGTTCTACTTCTACTCCAAAGTAAGCAATGCTATATTGGCATTCACTACAGGAAAGTTTACCAAGCAGCACGTTACTGCATTAGCACCATTAGAGTTTTGGGATCACGAAGTTTTTTCCAAGTCAGAATATATCTCCAACTTCTTAGTTCAATGCTGTAATAAAGTAGGATATTTTGATTTGCAGAATATCAGAGGCAGAGGAGCCTGGAAAGAATCAGATAGAATTATCTTCCATTCCGGGATGCAGTTGTTATCTGAGAAAATAAGATACAACCTTGGCAGCATTGAAACGGAGTTCACCTATGAGATGCGAAAGAACATCCGAATTCCGATAGAAAATTCAATGGATAGAATCGAATGTTCCTTGCTTACAAAAATCTTGTCGGGACTCAATTGGCAGACAGATGCAGATGGTAAGATGTTGGCAGGATGGTTAGCCATAGCACCGATTTGCGGAGCATTGGCTTGGAGGCCTCACATTTGGATTACAGGCCCAAGAGGGAACGGAAAAACTTATGTACTTGAACAGATTATTCATCAGGTCTTAGGAGAGTTTTCAATCAATGCTCAAGGAACCGCAGCGACAGAGGCAGCGATAAGGCAGAAGCTTAATTCTGATGCTATGCCAGTCACGATTGATGAGTCAGAGGGCAATGATGAGAATGCAGCAAAGCGAATGCAGGAAGTTATTGCACTTGCCCGGGCAGGAAGCTCTGAGAAATCTCCTGCAATCCCGAAAGGTGGCAAAGATGGAAAGGCAACGGACTATTTTGTCCGCAGTTGTTTCTTATTTGTCAGTATCAATCCTCAGTTGGTAAACGATAGCGACAAGAGAAGATTCACGGTCTTCGAACTTGCAAAGCATCAAGACTCTGAGAAGTTCAATATTCTCAATAAAAAGAAAAAGGAAGTCATAAACAAGGATTTTGGTGTCAGATTCATCGCAAGAATGGTAAATCTTGTTCCGAACATCTTGCAGTCCATTGCAATATTTACAGAAGTGATTACAGAAGCAGTTGGAGATCGGGCAACAGGTGACCAGTTTGGTGCATTGCTTGGTGGATGGTGGCACACCTGGAACGATGAAGTAGTTACATTTGAGCAAGCTTGTGAAGAATCTGTCGAACTTCTAAAAATGAAAGGACTATTGAATCAAGCA